TGAATTCTTAAATACTTATAACGCCCAAATACAATATATTATCGGCGACACAGTAACCTACGGTGGATATACCTATGTTGCTATACAGAACAGTTTAAATCAAACACCTAGTACTGCTACTACCTACTGGCAACCATTTACTACTGGATTTAATTTCCAAGGTGATTGGTCTAGTTCAACTACATACAAAATTGGTAGTGTTATTCGTCAAGGCGGATATACTTATCTAGCTATCGCAGACAGCACAAACCAACAACCGCCAAACGGTACCTACTGGAGTTTGTTAAACCAAGGTCTACGTTGGAATAACAATAGTCAAACCTACACAGGTGTTAGTGCTAGTAACGTAACTGGCTCAGGATCTAGTGCTACATTTAACGTAGTTCGAAATAACAGTGTTTACTCTGTAACAGTTAATGCCGCAGGATCTGGATATGCAACTGGTAATCAACTTAAGATTCTTGGAACAAGCCTTGGCGGCCTAAGTCCTGTTAACGATTTAATATTCAACGTAACGGCCCCAAGCGGTGCAGTAACAGCGGTATCATCAATCAGCGGTGTTGCAGTAACATGGACCACTGGACAAGTATATGTATTAGGCGATGTAGTACTATACGGTGCAAACAGCTATATTTGCGTATCAGGTCATACTGCTGGTGCCGGTAATAAACCAGATGCAGATACTTCAGGTACTTACTGGAATTTATTAACTGCTGGTGCTGAACAAGCACAACTTACAACTGCTGGTGATACTTTCTATTATAGTGCAACTGGTCCTGCAAGATTACCAGTTGGTGCTGACGGCCAAGTACTACGTGCTACAAACGGTATTCCTAACTGGGGATACTTTGGACAAATCAATAATATTGTCTATGTATCACCAACAGGTACTGACAGAACAGACTTTGGTACAACTCCAGAAACTCCATTCAAGACTGTACGTTATGCCGCACAGTTAGTTGAAAATGGTTACTTGAATCAAAATGCTTCTGCGTTGTTGACAAAGAACAAACAGTTTATCATGAAGGAAATTACCAACTGGGTAAATTTCCAATACACTTATTCTATCATCAACACTATTGTTTCCTCAGACGGAACACGACCAAATCAAATTACATTAAGTGCTGGTCTAACAACAACTGGCGCTAGTGCAACTGGCGGAGTAGCAACATTAACATTCTCTACACAGACTGTACCACCATTTGCTGTAGGACAAACTATTAGCGTTGTAGGTGTATCACCTAGCGGATATAATGGAACCGCAGTAGTTACTGCTTGTACAACTGGTAGCGTTAGTTATGTTAGCGGAGCTACTGGTTCACAAACTGTAGCAGGTACTGTAGGCGCAACTACTACCAGCATGTATGCTAACATGCCAATAAGTTTTAGTGTTACACAAGGCGGCCTAACAGCAGGTACAACATACTATGTTAAAACTATTGTTGACTCAACACACTTCACTGTAAGTGCAACTCTTTCAGGCGGTGTTGCTGGAACCGTACTAGCATTAACAGCTAGTTCTTCTGCAATGACAGCTACCTTAGTTTATAATCAAACTAAGTGTGAACGTGATACAGGATTAATTTTAGACGCAGTAATATTTGATATGAGCCACGGCGGCACACAACAGATTGTTAACGCGGCACAAACTTACTATGCAAGTGGTTCGGCTTATATTACAACAGCATTTGGAACACAAGTGTCTGAAACAGCGGCAGCTTATGGTTACCTAACATCATTATTAGGTACTGTTATTTCTAATACTGCCCCTGCAAGTAATTTCCAAACACTAAACAACGTTGCTACTAAAGCTATTCAAAATATCGATGCAACATTAACAGCTGAAACAACTGCAAGTGCTACTGCTACAACGCTAATGACAATATTAACAAGTGCATTAAGCGCAGGCTCAGCAGGCGCAATACCAGTCGCAACTAATCCTAATACAACTATTAGTATTAAAACTGGTACTTACAACGAAGTATTGCCAATTATTATTCCTAAGAATACAGCTATCGTAGGAGACGAATTACGTTCAACTGTTATTCAACCTACTCCGGCTATTGCAACACTAGGTGATGACAAGAGCAAGACTATTAGTGCATTAACACGTATTAAAGCTGTGATCCCAACATTGTTAGCTAACTCAACAGTAACAGCAACTAGCGGAAATACACAAACACAAATTACATCATTACCAGCCGGTGATACAGGTAGTACAGCCGCAACAGCCACAGTGGTCAACCTAACCGGCCTAATGCAGAGTATATTAAATGGCGGTATTGGCCAAGCTCCTGCATTTACATTTACTAATCCAACAGGATACAATACTTCATATCTAATAGGTTACGGTGATGCTAAGGCTTTAATTGTTGGTAACTATCAATTTATGAAAGACGATGTTGGCGGTTATCTAAACACCAACTATAATTCAGTATGGACTGCATTAGGTGCAGCCGGCCAAGCCAACTGCAAACGCGATATCGGTTACTTGTTAGATGCGATTCAATACGATATGACTTATGGCGGTAATACACAAACTATCATCGCCGCAAGTTCATACTATTCTTATAGTGTATTGACTATTGCCGCAAGTGAAAAGGCAGCAATTTTAGCCGCATACGGTTTCTTGAAAACTGAAATTAGTCAGATTATTCTAAAGACTGCTATTACTCCACAAACAGGTAATACAACTACACAATATACAACTGGTACAGCTGGTAGTGCAGGATCTGCAACATTCGCTCAAGCTCGTGTACAGGATGTAATTGACTACATTACTAATAATGCAAGTCCAACAGTTGTTCAACCAACAGCAAGTATTGCACTAGCATCTGCTCCATTGCAGACAGCCTACAATGCACTAGTAGCAAAACGCAGTGAAATCCAAGCTGATACAGTTTCTTATGTACAGAAATTTTATCAATCATTGAATTTCAACTCAGCAACATGTTCACGTGACACTGGATACATTGTCGATGCGTTAGGTTATGACGTTGTACTAGGATCTAACTTTGCTAGTATTGTAGCCGCTAAGTCATATTATAGAGCTATCGCTAGCGCACAAACAGTTATTAATAGTCAATTGGCAGCAGAAATTGATGCTATTGGATTCATTGGAGCAAAATCTAAGTTAATCATGGCTAGTGGTAGTATTGCTCAAGCAAGTGCTAACATTGATGATATTATTTCTAGCATTAACGGTCCAGCAACTATTTCTGTAACAGCTACAAACGTAAGCGGTAATAACATTACACTATCTAGTGTAACACAAATTGGTACAGCAAATACTATCGTAGTTAATAGTGCGATTGTATTCAGTGTTGGTCTTGGCAACTTAGTTGCAGGTACAACATACTATGTGTTAACAGTTACTGGCAACGTGATTACTGTTTCTGCAACTTACGGTGGATCAACATTTGCCGCAGGTACTACTACACAACTTAGTGGAACAGTTACAGTTGGAAGTATTACCGGAACAGGTCCATGGACTGCAACACTTACAAATATTAGTAGCACAGCGAATATGGCTATCGGCCAAACTATCTATGCAACAGCAGGCACTGGTACTCTATATGGCGGTATTCCAACTAGTGTAGTTGTTACAACTATTGTTAGCTCGACTAGTGTTATCTATACTGTTACTGGCGGAACTACTCCAACAGCTGGTACTGTAACAGCTCTTAACTTTATTAATCCAACGAGTGGAGTTGTTCCAACAACTGCTACTCCGGTTCTAACAACAGCTACAACAAGTACAAACGTTCTAACAGTAACTAGCACAGCAGGTATGGTTGTTAATCAACCAATCGTATTCAGTGGATTACCGGCACTAGTTAATGGTACAGCAACCGCTACAACTAGCGGTACTAACGTAATAACATTATCTGCTACAGTAGCTAGCTTAGGAATTGCTAACGGTAATATTGTTTATTTTACCGGTACAGTATTTGGAACCATTGTTGCTAACCAAACATATTATGTTATCGGTGCTACTGGTAGTACAATTCAATTGGCAAACACACTAGGCGGAAGTGCAATCAGTTTAGTAACTGGTAGTGGTTCAATGACAGCAGTATTCAACGTAGCTGGCGGATTAGTAAACGGTTCACGTTATTGGGTTAATACTATTCCAAGTGGTACAACATTAACTATTACTAATAGCTATGCAAGCGGTACAGCATTTACGATTACTAACACAGTAAGTAGTATGACTGCTAAGGCAACTGCTGGCGCAAAAGCTCTTGTTAATGGTACTAACACTTATAACAACACACTAGCAACTATCCAAGGTGCTGAAATTATCCGTGCTAACCTTAACTTCCTAGCATACGAAGCAACTGCTTATATCACAGCAAGTTACGGCGGTACTGTAACAACTACAACTGCAACTACTGATTTGTTTACTTTAGGTTCTAATCATAATTTTGCGGCAGGCGATCCGGTTGTATTCAGCGGAACGACTTATACAGGAAGTGGTATAACTATTGGTACAACATATTATGTACTATCCAGCGGGTTAACTGGTACTTCTTTTAAAATTAGTACAACAGCTGGCGGAACAGCAATTGATATTACAGCAGATGGTAGCGGATCATCATTAATTGTGCGTTATAGTTTTGTTGCAAGCGCATGCCGTCGTGATATGACTGCTTGGTTAACTGCTATAATTTACGATTTAAACTATCCAGGTAATTACAAATCACAATTTGCTTCAACATTATATAACAATGCTGTAGCAGGATCACAATTATCAGACATGTTCTATGTACGTAATGGTACAGGTGTACGTAATATGACACTAAGCGGTCTATCAGGTAGTTTGACAGTAGCAAACAGCTATGGTACAAAACGTCCAACAGCAGGTTCATATACTAGTCTAGATCCAGGATACGGTCCACAAGACAGTCGTGTTTGGATTACAACTAAATCTTGCTATGTTCAAAACGTAACAACATTTGGTGTCGGCTGTGTGGGTTGTAAGATCGATGGAGCATTACATGCTTCTGGTAACAAGTCTATCGTTAGCAACGACTTTACACAAGTACTAAGTGATGGTATTGGTGTATGGTGTACCGGCACAAACTCTGTAACAGAACTTGTTTCAGTGTTCTCATACTATAACTATTCTGGTTATCTAGCAGAGCTAGGTGGTAAGATCCGTGCTACTAACGGTAACTCATCATACGGCACATACGGTGTTATTGCAGAAGGTGGCGACACTTATGAAGTATCATTGAATGCTACGCTAAACAACAGATACAATCCAGCACAAATTACTAACGTAGTTACAGATGCTGTTAATAAGATTCTACGTTTTGAATTTGGAAACGCAGGTATCGGGTATTCAAACACACAACATACAATCAGTGGTACTGGATATAATGCTACATCTGTGGCAGATGAGTATCGTGATGCTGGTGTGTTTGAAACTCGTTTAGTTGACCTAAATGATTCAAACGGTTTTGGCGGCGCTGGTTATATAACACAAGCAAGTGCCGCTCAGGCAAGTACTGTTGGTACTTTGTTAATTGCTAATACTGATCAAGCATTAGCTGGAGCATACAACGGCATGCGTGTTCAACTTACGGCTGGTACCGGTGTTGGACAATATGCTAATATCTTAAATTATACCAACGGTAATAAAACACTTGCAGTTTATAAAGATAGTTTTGCACCATTAACTGTTACAAATACAGCAGTAACTAATGGCTTACTAACAGTAGCTAGCACATCAACATTATATGTTGGTATGCCAATTTACTTGTCAGGAACTATGAGCGGAACAGGCGGTGCAACGGGCCTATCGGCTAACACATTGTATTTTATTATAGCCGCAAACTATAGTTCAACACAATTTGCAGTATCGACTACATCTGGTGGTAGTGCTGTAACAATTAGCAATAACGTTAGTGCATTAACAATTACATTGTATGCCGCTGGTTGGGATCATGTTGTTCCAGGAAGTACAGTTAGTAACGTTCCAGATCTAACATCGTTCTATATCATCGAACCACGCATTAGTTATACTGCTCCAGGTTACAATGCAACTTCAAGAACATTACCTGTTTCAGCTAGCTGGACTGGATTAACATTTGGTAATAACAAATATGTTGCAGTTTCAACTGGTAGTACAAATTACGGTTACAGTCTAGACGGTAAAACTTGGTCTCAAGTTGGTAACCTAGCAACAAGCACAGGCTGGGGAGATGTTGCATACGGCGGTGGCCAAGGTGCAACGGCCGTAGCAGTCATCGGTGGACTTGGTGGTGCAGGCGCTGTTCTAACAGCGGTATTAGGTACAACTAATACCCTAGGTAACCCACAAGCTGACCAAGTTGCAAGTATTACTATTGTAAACGGTGGCTATGGATACACAACTGCTCCGACTATATCTATTGTAACAGGTAGCGGAAGCCAAGCAACTGCTACAGCGATTGTATTAAATGGTGCTATCGTTGCAGTAACTATGGTATCAAACGGTTCTGGATATGTTAGTGCTCCGGCAGTAACAGTTTATACAGATCGTATAACCAGCATTACAATGACCAACTGGGGTAAAGACTATTACAGCGCATCAGCAGTTACAGTCAGTGTTACAGGTGGCGGCAGTCCAACTACTATTGCTACAGGTACAGTTACACTAACTAATAACGGTGTAAGCGCAGTTACATTAACTAACGTAGGTGCAGGATATACATCAACACCTACAGTTACTATTGTGGATACCAATGCAAGATATATTGCAATATCTACAACATCTAATAACACTAACTATAGTACACCGGCTAGCTTAACATCTGCTGTTAGCGTAACTGGTTATATCGGAGCGGCAAGTGCTGTAATGACTATTACCAGTGTCGGTTCTGGCACACTAGCACCGGGTATGTTAATTGCAGGCTCAGGTGTAACTGCTGGAACTTATATTCTTAACCAATTAACTGGTACATTAGGCGGTGCGGGAACTTATACTGTAAGTGTAAGTCAAACAGCTGGTAGTTCAGGTTCACAAATCACTATCACTTGTCCAGTATGGGTATCTGGTACTTCAAGCGGCGCAACTAACTATCAAGGTATGGCCTATGGCGGCGGTGTTTATGTTGTAGTAGGTGGCGCATCTGGAACAGGTACTGCGGCATCTAGTGCAGACAATGGTGCTACATGGATTACACGAGCAATATCAACATTGAGTGCAGGTAGCTATAGCTCAGTTGCATACGGTGCTGGTACATTCGTTGCTGTCAACACTGGCGGAAACATAACAAGTTATTCTACTAACGGTGTAACATGGACCGCTGGCGGCACACTTCCAACAAGTACTACATGGACTAGCATTGCTTACGGTAATGGGCGTTTTGTAGCACTAGCGGCAACCGGCGCTCATGCTTATAGTATTGATGCAGGTCTTACTTGGACTACTTCAAGCTGGGGTGTTGCAACTACTGGTGTATTGGCGGCGGCAAGCACTAGCTGGACTCGTGTACGATATGGACAAGGTTTATTCCTGGCTGTTGCTTCCGGCAGTACTGTTGGCGCAACAAGCCCAGATGGTATCAACTGGACTATCAGAACATTACCAGCTTCAAGCAACTGGACCAATGCGGCATTTGGTAGTATCTCTGGTAACCCATTATGGAGTATTATCAGTAACACTACAGGAACTGTAGCAGGTAGTATCCGAACAGGATCACAAACACTCGGTCGTGCAAAAGTAACTACAGGTGCAAGTACTATCAATGAAATTCGAATCATTGAACCAGGAAACGGATATCCAAAAGGAGCTGTTACTGCAACTACAACAAGTACTAATGTGATCACAGTTGATAATACTGAAAACTTAGTTGATCAACAGCCGATTGAATTTGTCGGTTGCGCGGCAGCAGGTCTAGCGGCAAATACAATCTATTATGTAATTGGTTCGACTATTGTATCAGGAACATCATTTAAAGTAGCCACTTCAGTAGCCAACGTTATTTCAAATACACCAGTTACATTGTCAAGTCAAACATTGACAGGTACATGGACTGCGGCTCCGATTGCTACACTAACTGATCCAAATAAAACTAAGGCTGCGGCCCTACGTATGCGTACCGGTACAGGTATACTAGCAAATCCAAGTTTCCCTAACAGAGGTACTGGTAACACAACTGCTACTGCAAATACAGGTGGTGGTATTAGTGCCGCCCTAGCAGGCGATGGTGCGGCTGACTTGTATCAAGCAAGTAGCTTTATCAACGTTGCAAACTTGTATAGTATTCCAACTGCTGGTGCAAATATTACATTTGCTTCAATACCAAACACTTGGTATAAACTAGTACAGGTAACAAACATCCTTGGATCACTTGGCAACTATACTGCTCAGTTCCAGATCAATCCAGCATTGAGCGTATTACTTGCACCTGCAACTGGCGATGCAATGACTACTAAACTAAAATATAGTCAAGTACGTTTAACAGGACATGACTTCTTGTATATCGGTACAGGTAATGCCGCTACTACTAACTATCCGAACGTTAATATTAGTAGTGCTATACAGGCTAACCAAGCAATTAGTTCAGGCGGCGGACGTACATTCTTTACAAGTACTGACCAAGACGGTAACTTCAACGTTGGTAATTTGTTCGGAGTACAACAGGCAACTGGTACTGCTACATTGAACGCTACAGCATTTAACTTGGCAGGTTTGAACAGCTTGCAGTTGGGTGCTGTTACATTGGGTGTTGGATCTGCGGTTATTACACAGTTCTCGACAGACCCGTACTTTACAGCTAACTCAGACAGTATTGTACCAACCCAAAAAGCTATTAAGACATACATTACTAGCCAAATTGGTGGTGGTGCAAGTACCTTAAACGTAAATACCTTAACAGCAGGTGTTATATACATTTCTGGTAATACTATAACTACCACAAACGGTGGTCAAATAAATATAACATCGAAAATGAATTTTACAGGCGGTATTGACGGAAGTCCAGTTGCCCTTGTATATTTCACACAAAAATAAAGGAGAAATAAAACATGGCAACAGGAAGATTATATACAGGTGCACCGGCAGCGACTACAGTCACTCCAACGTATACTGTACCAACAGGATACTATGCGGTAATTAACGTTAGTGTTACCAACACTAATACTACACCGGTAACTGTTCGTTTGGCAGCTTGCAGTAACCCTGCAAGCCCACAAACTAGCGAATACATTGAATATGAAGCAACTATTATTCCAAGAGGTGTATTAGAGCGTACTGGTCTTGTATTACAGCCAAACGCAGGCATCGTAGCCTATGTCAGTACTACAGGCGTTAATGTAAACGTTTGGGGTATTGAGACATCTACAACTTAATAGAGAGATAGGACATGGCAAGATATAATTCGCTTTCATCAACAACGGTAATTAGTGCAGGTGGTGATTTAGTATCACCTCTTCGAGGTTCGACTCTTATAACATTTACAGGTACTGGACCTTACACGATTAACATGCCAAGTCCTGCTTTGTTTCCAGGATTTCAAAATCAATTTTATAATACCTCAGGTGGTGCTGTAACACTAAGCACAGTTAATGCAGGTACAGGTGTTTTTAGCGGCCAGTTAGGTGGTGCAAATACTACAGCAATTCCTAACCTAGCACTAGTAACAGTAGTATCTGACGGTACAAACTACATTGGTTGGTTTGATGCTAACGGCCCAGTGGCAGCTAGTACATTAAGTGCTAGTTCAACAGTAACCTTAAGTCCAAGTGGTGCATCAGTAGCAATTAGCCCAACAGGTGGTTTAACTATTAGCCCAACTACAACTGCTGGTACGATTAATAATACAAGCATTGGACAAACAACAGCGGCAGCTGGAACTTTTACAGCATTATCGGCAACTGGCACAACAACACTAGCCGCAATTACTGAGGTATTAAACACCAAATCCGGCGCCACTGGTACAGTAATACATGACTATTCAACAGGTGACGTTTGGTATCACTCAAGTATTAGCGCATCATTTACAGTTAACTTGACTAATACTCCAACTACAACTGGACGTTCGATCACAGTTACGCTTATATTGGCACAAGGCGGAACCCCGTATATTCCAAACGGTTTCCAAATTAACGGTACTGGTTATACTATTAACTGGCCAGGTGGTGTAACGCCAAGCGGTCGTGCTAATAAAATAGATATCGCGACATTTATTATTGTGAACCCATCGGGTACATTTAGTGTCCTTGGACAGTACGGATCATTCGGCTAAGATATAATCTAGGAGATATAAATGCCAATTTTAGGAACAACAGGTGGTTCAAGAGAACTAACAGGATCGGGTGGTTACCACCCAGGTGTAGGCCCACAAGACACAGCATCGAGCAGTGGTAGTGGTTCTCTGGGAACTACGACTATGCAGGGAGATTACTTTACTCCAAGTGCAACTACAGTAACAGGTACTAGAGCAACATTTGATCCGTTCTACTCTGGAGCAATTAACTATACTATTGCTAGTGGATCATTACCTCCTGGATTTAGTTTAAACTCTAGCACTGGTGTTGTTACCGGATCTTATACAGCTTCTGCAATTAATTCAGACGGCAACGTATATAGTTTTACAGTACGTGCTACTGATGCTTCAGGATATAACAGCTATACTGATCGTTCCTATACTATTACTCTAAGTGCTCCGTGGCCTTATAGACAGATTCTTACAACTGGCTATCTAGTTGGTGGGTATCAAAGTAGTTCATTATGGTCAAATGCCAATAGACTAACGCAATCTAATGATACCGCAGTTAACCTAGGCGATGGCCTAGTTGATAACTATCACTACAAATCAGGTGCTAGTGGCTACAATAAGATCTATATCTGGAACGGCGGCCCAACAGGCTTTAACATGCGTACAGAAAGTAAATCTGTTTCTGGTAATAACGCAGGTGGTGGTGGTAACAACGGTACGGCATTCTGGGAACGCAACTATGCTTATGTAACAGGTGAAGGTACTGGTACTATCAACAAATTTAACTTGTCTAGTGAAAGCCAAGCTAACTTAGGTAACGGTTGGAACGACCATGCGGCAAGTATCTCGGGATCAGATCGTGGTATTTTCTGGGGTAATTCAGCACAGACTCAGCGTGTCTATTTCCCAACAGATAGTATTGCCAACATGGGACATTCATCTGGCGCACATGGACAGCAGAAAGGCTTAATGGCTAAGACTGGTTATGGTTATGGTGGTAACGAAGGTAGTTATTCAGGTGGTTACAACTTCCGTAAGACTAACATTGCTAGTGAATCAGGTGCTGGTAACATCGGTAAACCGGGCGGCTGGGGCTACGGAGAAGAAAACTTTGGTATGGGTCAGAACAAAGGATACATGATGGGGGAACACGATCCATCAGGACAGAACAATCGTTCATATACATTTACCTATTCAACTGACTCAGGAAGTCAAAACGGCGGTACACAAGAACCAAAAGGACACGGCGGAGCCAGTTCTGGACATATGGGTTGGAGAGATTAATTAAATAATTTATTATTTTAATTACTAGGAAAAAACATGTCTGAATTAAGCACACAATCAAATAATAGTGTAAATCTTTTTGAAAAGTACAAAGAGTGGAAATCAAAAGACTCAACTACGACTGATACAAAGATGCTGTCAGCTGACCAGAAGCGTATGGTTGAAACAGCACTTAATGCCCAATTCTTAAATCCTAAGTACAAGATGAAACATTTTGTAACTAGCGGACAACTAACACCTTATAGCACAGTTAGACAATGGCTGTTAGAATTAAAAAGCATCGAAGAAAATTGTGAAAATTTTGAAACTTTGCTTAGAAAACATGAACTAGAAAAAGAAATTTGCGAACTAAGACTAGAACGCGAAACAGATCCACTAGAACGTGCTAAGATCAAATTAGATTTAAACAAGATCAATCACGACTTTTATCAAAATAAACGTCGTGCTGGTCAGCATTATATCGAACGCGAACAATACCTCGAGTTGATCAACGAATATCTTGAAGGACCTAATGGAAAAACCCCAGATGGTCGTAGTTGGATGGAAGTATTTGGTAACACAGACGAAGAAAACTATTGGGAAGCACACTACTGGACTGTACGATTAGCACGTCAATGTGCTATGGATTATGCTTCATACGGTCGTGTGGGTGCTGGTAACCTAGATGCTATGTTACAAATGCCAGAACCTCAGCAACGCGAATCTATGGCATTGATGCATGAAATTACACTACGTCTAGAAAGTTTAAGTTCTGCTATTCGAATGGATGTTCATAATAAATTACTAGCAACGGATCAACAGTACGCGGCCTTAATGCAAGGTAAAAGAATAGAAGATCTTGATAAGATCGAATTTCATATTAATAATCTTGTACCGATTGCAGAAAGTGTTGGCCAGCTTGGCGAAAGCAATAGTACAGTTATCGATAACGAAGCACCAAATAAAGCGAGCGGAGATCTTTTAGATGTTTATAATACTTGAAAATGTTGGATTTAATCATCCTCTAAAAACTAACGGAACAGTAGAATTTTTAGATCAGTATAGTTTTGGACGTTGGGATGTTGCCTACATCGATCCTGCAAACGTAGGATCTGTTGATCTTTCTGGTATAGTACATGTAGAAGTTTCCGAAGCTACAGCCCGTGGCGCAAAGTTTGGCAAGGCAAATCACGAAGACAAACTTGGAATATTAGAAGGTTCTGCAATACATGAAGAACTCATGCATGCCAGCCTCGAACATCATTCAAGAAAACCTAAAGTACACTATACACTAACGGAAGAAGACATAGTAGATCAAATTAATTTTATGAAAACTATCATGAAATTAGAATTAGACTATCACTATCGAAAAGTAATTAGTCAAGATCTTGCAGATCTTAATGCTGATTACAAACAATCTCTTTTAAAAGAAATTGATGCGTGTGCTACTACTATGGATTGCAGAAAATTAATGCATATAAAATTTGATTTTGCAACAGCTTGTTTAGATATACCACAAATTTACAACTGGGGCCCTACTGCTAATTTAATGAGTCAATGATTTTATCTAAAGACTATATCGAATTAGATGATTTCCTTCCAGTAGAAGAGCAAGAAAAACTTAAACAGTTATTCACCCATCCTAGTTTTCCCTGGAGCCTTTCTTTAAGCTCAGTTTATGGTAAAACTACCAGTCCAGAAAAACTTGATGCAGTAGGTTTTTTCCATAACATGATGTATGCTGGTGAGAAAAAATCAGAAGACCTTCCAGCAGTATGGCCAATCTTACGATACTTCGAAGAAGCCACTAGAGATAGATTTAGGATAACTGCTATGAATCGTGTACGAGCAGGACTGTTTACGATGCATCCAAACGCTTCGCCCCACGGAGCGCACACAGATGCTACCTTTGAACACTGGACAGCAGTTTATTATGTTAATGATTCTGATGGCGATTTCATTCTGTATAATGAAACATTTGACGATTACACAGAAGATCAAATAGTCAACGCTGAGTTAACTATAAAACGCAAAGTAAAACCAAAACAAGGTAGGATAGTAGCTTTTAATGGCAAGCACTATCACTGTAGTTCCTACCCAACACAGCATCCGCTACGCATAGCTATCACTTTTAACTTTAAAATCGACCCCATAGTGTAAATACTTGCCTTATAAGAGGGTGTCGCATGTTTGAAGATTTCGTTGGTATTTGGGATAATGTTTTAACACCACAAGAGTGTCAAATATACATTGACTATTTTGAAAATTTAAAAGCTCTAGATTTATCTCATACTAGACAAAAGCTCAAAGACGGCCATCGTCATATAAAAGAAGATGAAACTGTCTTCTTACTACAACACAATACATTACCTTTACATAAGAAAAATCCAGTAATGGATACCTTTCTTGAAAAGTTTTGGGGTTGCTATGATGATTATGTTAAGCAGTTTAGTATCCTAGCAGATATAGAAATGCACGGTATCATGAGTGCCCGACTGCAAAAAACACTGGCAGGCCAAGGATATCATCAGTGGCATTTTGAATCTGCCGCAACAGAGGTATCGACAAGAATATGTACTTGGACACTATACTTGAATGATGTCGAGCATGGTGGCGAAACAGAATATCTATATCAAAAACGTAGAGTATCAGCAAAAGCAGGTAGGATCGTAATTTGGCCTGCTGGTTTTACACATACACATCGTGGTAATCCTCCACTAAGTGGCGAAAAATATATAATAACAGGCTGGATTGAATTTCTAGGTAAAGGCGTATAATGCAATTAAATTTTAAAGCAAGGAAGATTTTTAGTGTTCCACTTAATCCTAAATTAAATCAGCAACAGTTTATAGAGTTTTATCAATTTTGTGAACGCAATAAAGATTGGATTTCAGACATTTATTTTACCAGTCGCATTGCACCTTTTAAACAAGATGCCATGGGAGATGTATTCGTATTAGAAGAACATCATACGGATATAATTCAAAATGCATTAGATATTCAACAGCATCTCGGAATCCCTATCAGTGCTACGTTTAATAATACTACAGTTCCGCCGACCCAGACAAACTTAGATACCTTTATCATTAATTTTAAGAAATTGTATGATGCAGGAATACGTACTGCTACGATTCCGCATACACATTGGATGGCCACTGGACAGATTAAATCCGCATTTCCTGAATTATTTGTAAAAAATACAATATTACGTGAAGTAAGGACTGCGGTAGAGATAGTCAATCTAGCCAAGTATGGATTTGATTATATTAATCTAGATAGAGATCTAATGCGTGATAGAGATACACTATTACGATTGAAAGAAGCCAAGGTATGGATCAAAGAAAATCTAGGCAAGGACATACAATATAGTCTGCTAGCCAATGAAGGTTGTCTAGGAGCATGTTCTATGATGGTCGAACATTTTGAGTATAATAACATTCGCACTAAAGAAGATCCTCAATATTTTAATAACCCTATAAGTCGAGTAAGTTGTCCAAAATGGGAAATTGAAGATCTAGCAGTACCGCTAAAGTCAGCTAATTTTAGTCCTTGGAGAGAAGACTGGATAGAATATTTAGATCTAGGTATAGATGTTTTTAAGATGCATGGTAGAGAAGACCTTGCAAGACTAAAAGAAACAATGGTATGGATCGATAGATTTGTAGCAGGAGAAGAATTCGTACCAGCAGGATTTGAAAGATGGTCTGAAGAAAGCGGACTAGCTGGCAAGCCTATTACGCTATGGCGAGAAAAAATTAAAAATTGTAAATTTGACTGTTGGGAATGTCAATACTGCGATAAAATTTATGATAAAAAATCCGAACTATATCAATCTGATCTAGTTAATCATGTAGTAGATGCTGTGGCAAGATCAGGTATACCTACAGTACACAATAAGATTCCAGGATTAACAAGTCCGCGAGTGCAGACACTATTGAATCTTATTGCACAAGGTGTGGGCAGTTATTTAGAAATTGGTTCGTACCTAGGTGCTACTGCTAGTGCTGTATTAAAAGATAATCCTATCAATGCCTATTTTGTTGACAATTGGAAAGATCAAATACAGCCTAAAAATAAAAATATACAATTACCAGCAAACAGCAAAGAAGAGTTTGAAAAAAATATACAACCATTTGTAGGTTCTTCTAATGTTACAGTAATCGATAGCAATTTATTCGATGTAAATACAGCAAGTTTAGCCAATACAGTACAGATGCTATTCTATGATGGCCCGCACGATCCTGATTCAACATTCCAAGCGATAACATACTATTACAGTACACTAACTGAAGAAGCTATTATCATCATGGATGATGCTAACTGGGACGGAGTAGTTGATGCAACGCTAGCGGCATTGGATCACTGCGGTGCTACAATAGCTTATAAAAAATTGATGATAAACAGCGAAGAAAATAGCCGTGAGTGGTGGAACGGTCTTTATATATTGGTAATTAGAAAATGAAAATTAACAAAGTTAAAAAAATAATCATATTTGGCGGAGGCACTAGCGGCTGGCTAACCGCTGCCTATATTACAAATAATTTACAATTCCCCTGCGAGATTACCTTAATTGAAAGTAAGGATCTCGGCCCTATCGGTGTTGGTGAAGGAACACAACCTGCTACTGCGAGATTTATGTTTGATTGCGGCATAGATCCTAAGACTTGGATGAAGCCTAGTAATGCTACATTTAAACTAGGTGTTGAATTTGAAGGTTGGAATGATGAACCGTATTTTGTAGAAAACGATTTTATTGAAAATACTATCATTGCTCCTAATTTATTTACTACAGATTATTTTGTAGGTAAAGATAAGAAAGAATTCTTCAATTGGTTGCCTGCATACCAACTTGCAAAAGCAAACAAGAGTCCTAAGCTAGCAGGCATGGATACTAATTATGCCCAGACTGGATACAGACAGTTCGGTGCTGTACACTTTGGTGCATATGATATATTAGAAACTATCAAAAGCATAGTGCTTAAACGTATTAATTATGTTAATACTATGATTAAAGATGTCGAAACAAACGAAGAAGGGGTAACCGCTTTAATAGACGAAGACGGCAACAAGTACTCAGCTGATTTATACTTAGACTGTACCGGGTTCGCAAGCATTTTACTAGAGAAAAAACTAGGAGTAGAATTTACATCAGTGAATGACATACTACCTTGCGATAGTGCAGTAGTAATTCCTACTCAATATACTAATCCAGAAGAAGAATGTTTTCCATATACCAAAGCAACTGCTATGGATGCCGGATGGATGTTTACTATCCCAACATTTCAAAGAGTAGGAAATGGATATGTTTACAGTAGTAAATTCAAGTCGAGTGAAGATGCTGAAAAAGAACTAAGAGAAAAAATTGGTGAATTTACAGCACCTGCAAAACATCTAAAGATGAAATGTGGTATACATAATAGCGTTGCATATAAAAATGTATGTGCTATTGGTCTCGCCGCTGGATTCGTTGAACCATTAGAAGCTACTGGTATCACATTTACTACTAAGGCTGTAGAATTAGTCACCGCAGGCCTAAATAAAACACAAGGCATATGGAGTCAACCGTTAAAAGGTGAAATAAACTCTCTATACGATATCATGTTTTGGGAGATTGTAGCATTTGTCTGGGCACACTATCACTTTAGCACTAAAAATGATACCCTGTTCTGGAATAGCATACGCCAACAAACAGACGATATGATGCCGCAGAAAGTTTTAGATTTTGTCGGTAAGTTTGTTCCTAAGCCTAACAGAGAGTTTTTCGTACATCCTACTTCTAGCTTCCATGTAGGCCATTGGTTTAGTGTACTTAATGCCGGTGGAGTTTATGATAATAATCCTAGACAAGTAGCAGGCGATGTTGAAAAATATGCTGAATATTTTGTTAAAAATCAAACACATCGAGTTGAACTGATTAAAGAAATATTCCCTAACCACTATGAATTTTTAAAAGATTGGTATAGTTCAGAATAATGTCAGTTGAATATTGGTTTTCAGTTCCGTTATTTGTACACGATTTTTCTATAGAAAAGTTAGACGCAATACAACAGGAAATTAAAAATTCTATTGATAGTATTTCAACTGACAAGAAAACTAGCCCTTGGGGAGATAGTGTTGAAACAACATTTAGCAAAGAGCATTCGGTAAATGATGTTGAACACTACGGACTACAAGTATTACATTCTGCAATACTAGAAGCTGTTAATAGTTATTGTAATAATATCAAATATCCTGATCCAGATTTTAAATTAACTGAGTCATGGTTCAATTTTTATCAAGCCAATGATTTTCAATACGATCATACACATCCTCAAAATAGAATTTCGGGAGTATATTATTATTGCGCAACAGAAAGCGATGGCAAAATTAGATTTCAAACCCCTAACCCGCATATGCAGTTTGGAGGATTTCCAAGCGATCGCATAGCTGTTGATGCAGTAAGCTATAGACCAAAGACTGGACGCATTATATTATTTCCTAGTTGGTTAGTACACCGTGTAAATATCAATGAAACAATAGGAGAACGCATTAGTGTTGCGTTTAACTTACGATGATTACTCATAAGACGGCATTTCAAGCAGAAGTATTTACAGTACCAAATGTGGGTACTGAGGAACAGCGATTGAAATTATTAAATGATATTAAAGAAATACAAAAAGTAACGCCATCTATGAACGACTCTAACTATGGATGCTATAGAATATTAGAGCCAAAACTAGAAATGGAATGGTTGTTCGATGCGATTGACACTACCCTAACAGAGAGTGTATACTACTATAGTACCTTAGATGCAACTTTTAGAGATTTAAAACGTCCCAAAAATGTTTCAATAACTTGGTGGGTCAACATTAATAGTCAATATAGTAGAAATGTATTTCATACACATGCGGTAAGTGAATTCAGCTGTGTTTATTATTTGCAAGGTACAGGTACTGGAGATTTAAGATTTCCAAACCCAGCAAATATACTAGGAGACTGTAATGAAAACAGTCCATTTACTAGAGATTTCTTGTTCACACCCAAAGATGGAGATTTAATAATGTTTCCAAGTTGGATGCCACATGAAGTTGATGTTAATATGAACGAAAGAGAACGCATCAATATAGCGTTTAACATGAAGATAAGAACATGAGAACAATAAGATTTTTTTCTAACGTAGACGGTGTTGCTGAAGCGTTTCCAATTATTCCAGCTGACGAATATAAACCATCTTGGATTACCGCCGCAAGAGATGAGTATTTGCAAGTGAAAAAACAATCAGAAGGTGAAAAGTTTAATCACGTCTACAGATGTCCTGGAATTTTTGATCTAATGAGCACTGGTTATATCGTACCTATGCCTTGGGACGTAATGGTCGAAACTAAAGGAGATGGTGAAGACTTTAAATGGTCAGTTCCTACAAATATCATTCCAGACTTGTACGGCGGCCCTCCAGTTGCAGGACATATGGCCCGAGGACTAGCGAAGGTTATTCCTAAACCTCCAGGAGTTTTAAAATCTATTGTTAAATTCCATACACCTTGGCATATAATTGCACCACCAGATGTAAAATTTTTAATCATTCCATTACCGTACCCTGATTCATTTGTATTCCAACATAATATCGGATTACTAGATCCAGGTTATAGTACTGAAATTAACCCGCAGGGTTGGTGGAGTATATTAGATGGTCAACATTTGTTAAAAGCAGGTACACCTATGTGTCAGCTAGTACCACTAACAAATGAAACATTTAAAATGGAAGTAGGAACTGCTACAGAAAAAGAGCTAGCATGGATGAAGAAACGTCAGTATTTCTTCGGATTATCGTTTGCCTTTAAACGAAACTTGTCAAAGGCAATGTATCTAAAACACTTCTTTAGTCGTTAATTTTTATAAACGTTATCTTTTAAGTACTGGTACAAGGTTGGTTCAGTTTCAGCTAACTTTGCCCAGTATTCTTTTTTCTTTTCAAATGTTTCAAAAGATTCTTTGTATTTTTCTTTGTAACTGATACTATCTCTATTTTCTTGATGTATCCTAGTGACATTATCTAATAGGGGATAATTCATCCCTACTGCTATACGAGTAATTCCTGCACTCATCGGCGCTCTAGCAGTAAACATTTTTATATGTTGTAGTTCGTAGAATCCTTGAAAACTTTGAGGTTCTAAATATGGCAGGCCTGGACTATAGGTTCTACTACTATTGGCTCGCCAGTATTCAGTATCATTGCGTACACTCAATGCATAGTGTAGTGCTACAAATTCTGCAAAATTTCTAAAAATATTCAAACAACTAGCATTATACACATCTATGTCCCATTGTGTAACTGCTGGACGTTGTAGACTTTTTATCAACTTGAATAAAAATTCATGAACACTGAATAATCCATTAGACTCTAATGGTTCAATAAAGCCGGCAGCGAGTCCAATAGCCACACAGTTTTTGACCCAAGTGCGTTTGTGTATGCCTACTCGCATTTGAATATCGCGGAATTCTAAATTGTCAACTTCTTCTTTAGTCTTAGGACATACGACCTTATCGCTCATTAGGTACTGTTTAAATTCTTCTTTGGCGGCTTCTGGTGTTGTATACTTGTCACTATAGACATATCCTGTACCAAGTCTACTCCATAAGGGAATATTCCAAACCCATCCGTTACCGATAGCAGTACAGTTTGTAAAAGGTTCTAATTCTTTCTCTTTATCCTTATACTGTACTTGCGTCGCCCATGCTCTGTTGTTAGGCAACATATCGCTATAACTATCAAATGGTTCGTCTAATGCCTGCCCTAGCAACAGACTTTTAAATCCAGTGCAGTCAATGAATAAATCTGCTTCTATTTGACTACCATCAGATAGAACTAGATGTTCAATGCCCTTATCGCCTGTTTTAATATTGTCAACATCGCCTAGTATATGTACTACACCACGAGGTACAGCATAACGCTCTCGCAACCATTCTCCAAATTTAACAGCATCAAAGTGATATGCGGCATGAAATTTTGGATCGTATCTATAAAATTTGCCATCCTTGTTTTCACTGTATTTGTTATTTTCAAAAAGAGCACTAGCAGAATAATAACACTGAACAAAGTCAGTTACTGGTGTTTCTGGATATAATGATTTTTTATAAAACCAATCTTGTAGGCCATCTACAGTATCTTCTAACACAGGCATAGCAAACGGATAATGAAACCCGCCTGCATCTTTTTCATAAAAGTCTGTAAATTTAATGCTTAATTTATAACTGGCATTGGTAAAAGACATAAAGTCTTTTTCATCAATTTCTAAATATTGAACAAAATCGTTAATATGTGCCAGTGTGCTTTCTCCTACTCCTACGATTGGAACATTTGGGCTTTCAACTAACACTATTTCCTTGTTTGGAAATTCTTTAATCAGCAAACTAGCTGTCATCCAGCCTGCACTACCACCGCCGACTATTACTATTTTGTTTAATGGTTTAATCATAATAGTAATTATCCTACATCGAGAATAGATAACTACTTATTGATATGAGAGCAGACTTATTTGTTACCCCAGTATATACTGGAAATATTGAATTTCCTGATAAAGTTATCAGCAAGTATACAGAATGGGTAAAGTTTAAAAAAGAATTAGATTCAAAAGGTGCTTCCGAATCTACGACCCAGGACGGTTGGCAATATATCTTTAAAAACGGAGAGCCTGTTCCTGATTGGCTAGAAATGCTATCTCCGGTACTTAATGAAATTAAAGAAGAAATAGGTTTTGTTAGAACTAAGAACATATGGACTGTAGACTATTCTACCGGCGGATATCAAGATCCACATTTTCATACAGTTGGTGTAGCAAAGGTCTATACAATTATTATTAATCTTATTGGCAAAAGTGAAATAGTAATACAAGATCCTCGCCCTATAGCAATGGGACAGGGATATGGATTTGCACATATTGAATCTTTATATCCAGGTAAGTGGTTAAGTATGCCAGCTTATGTAGTACACAACAGTAGACCCTGTAAAGAACCTAGGAGCATCCTAGTAATGGATGTATATGTTAAAGATGGATTGTAAATTTTTTAATCCTATCGCAATAGCTCGTGTGAATGTAGACGGAAGTTTACTAGATAACATTGATAATCTAAGTAAGAATTTGTTTATGACATCATCTACAGAAGAAGATTATCCTGTAAATGAATACCTAACACTCCGTGGCGGCCAACAACGTAGGGTATGGCCAAGCATTTCTGACATAAGTTGGTTAGTTGAATGGATCGAACAGCAGGCAAGAGCTTATCAAGAGTCTATCTTTAAACAATCCGGATGGGGTGACTTGAACCTAATGCCTAAATTGTTTAATGCTTGGACTATCACCCAGCCAGAGAATAGTTATCAAGTGACACATACACATCCGTATGGTGCTATTTCTGGTAATTTATATTTAGAAGTTCCTGAATTTAAAGATACTAGTGCAGAAACTGATGGATGTATAAGTTTTGTATTTGATAAAACATCAGATCCAAAATTTTTAAGATTCCTACATGTCAAACCTACTGTAGGTACGATGTTAGTATTTCCTAGTTGGTTACCGCATCAAGTATATCCATGGCAAGGATTGGGCAATCGGCGTGTGCTAGCTTGGGATTGTCAACTCTTACCTAAATAGACTTTTTCACTTTCTTTAGATCCTATACTAGGTCTTCTATCAAATCGCCAATCAGCGAAAGGACCGTCAGCATCAACCCAGTGTAAAAATACTTGTGTACAGCTATTTCCTGTAAATGCTTCACGCCAATGAGGAATTTCCATTCCAAGATATAATATGCCACTGCCTATTTCTAATTGTACAGGTGTCGGTATGCCTATATCAAACCATAACGGCCACTCATCTCCGGCTAGTCTTATACTTAGACTGTATTCGCAAGCTGGTCTATCTGTATGATTAGGCATATTAGCACCTTTCAAATACACCCTCGAATAACTGTAAGTAGGAACTAGTGATTTATTTGTAATATAACTGATTTTTTCTGTTAGATTTAGCAGTAGATCTTCAGTCTCACTTAGACCGTATGCACTATGAGATATAGGAACTAGGCTATCACCTGTTTTATTAACAGATTGTTCTTGTACAGCTTTTGCCAAAATAGCACATTCGTCTGGAGATATAAGATTTGATAAAATTTTCATACATGGTATTTACACCAATAAATATTCCATGACACATAAATTCATTAAAGATTTTACTCTACTTGAACTAACTGCTAGACAGTATCTAATAGAAAATATCGACAACAATAAACTAGCTGAAGAAGTATTGAAATTTATTGAAGTTCGCATGAGTGATGATCCTAATAATAATTTAAGTGAAGATAGCAAGATCGATCCAGTACCCGGTAGTGAAACTGAAAAGCTAATAAAAGCGGCCGACGAAATTGGTGCGCTGAAAAACTTTAAAACCGAACACGCTTGGGGCCAAATCCATCGACCACTTGAAAGTACCAACACACATAATCACGGAATTAGTCCATATGCATGGGTATATTATGTTAAGGTTCCGCCCGGCAGTGGCGATTTAACATTTTGGTTCTTTGATCGATTTAAATGTTCTGTGCAACCTAAAGAAAATCATCTAGTTGTATTTCCCGGATGGATGAATCATAGCGTAAGTAAGAACAGAGGTGATGAAATTAGAATCAGTGTTTCTGGTAATTTCGCTGAAATCGATGGACCGCAATATGTTTACGCAAAATAATCTCCATAGTATTTGTACTAATAAATAACTGGCACTATAATTATAGTGCTTTTTAAAGGAGAAAAGATGGACTTCATCACAACTGTCCTGTTAAAGGACATTTCATACTTGTGGATGATATTCTTCATTATGATCACTGCTGGACTAGCAAAAGAGTACTCTCTGTTCGCCCCAGCATTTGCCTATGTAAGAAACACATTCAGAAGTAACAAGTTCGTAGTTGTTATCCTAAGTGCGATTGGTGGTATATTACCAATCGAAGGCCGAGTCACTGTGTCAGCAGGTCTGCTTGATACAGTAGCACCTAAGTGTGGTCACGGTCGCGAGAAGATGGGAATTATAGATTATCTAGCAACGCATCACTATTATATGTGGTCGCCGTTAGAAAAAACTGTAATCTTACCTATTGCGGCATTTGGATTAACTTACAGTGCATTTATTGGCCTAGTTGCACCCTTGTTGATTGTTAGTTTATTGTTTATCAGCGGCTATATTTGGACGCAGGTAAAGGATGAAGAACTAGTGATCACTCCGGGAAACTTTAAATTGTCGGCTGTTTTGCGAAACGTGCTACCAATGTTTATCGCCCTTGGCGTTTACATTTGGGCAGGTGGAGAAAATCATGTATTTGCAATTTTTGGTCTACTGACCTTATACTATGTAATCATTACACAACAGTGGAGTCTTAGCAAACTGCTAGGTTACATTCGTTGGGATGTCTTAGCATGGGTCGGTGCAGTTATTATCTTAGGTAACTATTTTAAATCATATAACGGAGAATTCCTAACTATGATCAAAGGTGTTGGATTAGATCCACATACATTTGTCGGTATGTTAGCAATTTCAGTTATTGGTTTTGTAGTCAGCTTCCTAATGGGTAGCTCAGGCAAGTTTATTGCTGTAGCAGTCTTAATGGCACAGGTATTTGGGGTAGAATATTTCCTCTGGTTCTTTGCTATTGACTTTGCTGGTTATCTTGTAAGCCCAACGCATAAGTGCGTCATGATCGGTAATCGTTATTTCGGTACACCTATCAGCACTTATTATAAGGCTCTAGGAACATGGGGCGTGTTGTTACTTGTAACAGCAGGCATTTTTACATTTGTAATTTAAGGAAACAACATGAAGAAGTTATTTGTTATCCTAGCACTGTTATCTGGCACAGCATTTGCCGGTGAAAATGGTGTTAGTTTTGAATTCGAACGTGAACGTGGTAATAATGCCCCGAACACTTTTGAAAACACAGTCAGTGTAGCACCATACTATAAGTTTGATAACGGCATCAAAGCTGATATTAAATTTTATGGTAGCCGTGAAGACGGCAGTAAGACACTTGAAAATAAAGTAGAAGCTCGTATCCAGAAAATGTGGACCGTGTTCCCAAATGCAAAATTGGGCGCACGAGTAAGTATTGGTGAGTTGTTTAGTTCAACCACCGACTTTGCTTACTACACATTTGAGCCGAAAGCAAGTTATGCATTAACAGATACATTATCTTTGCAAGCGGCCTATCGTTATCGTAACGCTTTTAATACAAGTAACAACTACGAAACTCGTACAACTAAGTTAGGCTTTGATTATGCTCTAACTAAGAAGGACGAAGTCGGAGTTCGTTATCTTATGAAGCGTGGTGATAGTGATACTAATGGTGTAGAACTTGCGTATACACGCAGTTTTTAAATCAAGTCGACTAGATCAAATATTGTTTGAAGTTTAGTTCGAATAGTTTTACTTGAAAAACTATTGCGGAGCCCCTGGTGTAATGGCTTAGGGGCTCTGTCTATTGTAGCCCATGCCCAACCTTGATGCTCGTCACTTAATACAGGGATGAATTCTGCATCAACTACGCACAAATATGTATGAAAGTTAAAGACAGTATCGTTTGATACGAAAGTTTCTAAGGGAATTGTTTTTTTAATATCAGGAAGTGAACCAATTTCTTCAATGATTTCACGTTGTAGACCTTGCCACGGAGTTTCACCAGCTATATTAGTACCACCAACTAGGCCCCAAGTACCTTCGTGTTTGCCGTGAGCTTTTTGTAATAGTAAGAATCGTCGTGTTGACTTAGCGTAGAATAATGCTCCGCTACAAACGATACGTTCTGTTATAGTTCTAGTCTCCATGATCCTGGCTGATATTCACCTTCAAATGACTTAACCCAGGAAACTCCGTTCCATAGGTATTGTACTCCAGTGTATATATTCGTTTGCCAGACCATAGTGCTTGAATGTTGAGTATGTGAAAATATCAACTTCCAACTAGTGCCTGTATATTCTATAATATCATTAGCTTTTGCTACTACATTACCCCACGCGGCAGAATAGTTAGTATTAGAGACTGCACCTATATCTTCAATAATTAAGTAACGATTACCGGCAGTTGCGGTTCCAGGATTAAATGTCAACGGATTAATAATAGCATCAAATGTGCCAGGGCTATTTGGTCGATAACTACCGGCAGCATTATAGCCTGCTTCAAAATCTAGTTTACCTGTGCTGTCAATACCGGTATTAGTAACTAGAGTATCTCTATCCCAGTTAACTAACATGACTACGCTGTCTGTAACACTACCAGTAGCATCTACAGGCAATGCTACTGAACCAGATACTTCAGTACCGTTAGTTTGCGTTAGGTATATTCTGCTCGAACCTGCTGTAAATTTACCAGGATAACGATTTAGCACTTCCTGCCAATTGATAGGAACACCTTG